TAACCTTCACTTCGTCTGCTCGCAAAGCTGAAAGCTCGTTTCGATACCCGCGAACAGCGCTACCCATGGATGCGAGTGTGCGTCGCTCTGCGAACCGATCGCGCACGTCGTCGCGCTGCATGTACTCTGTGCCCCACAAGCTGTTCAGCTCGTTGAGCGCAGTCTCTGCAGTCTTGGCGTTCTCAAAGAACTCGGTCTGATTCTGCTTGCCAGTGTTCTGCTGATAGAAGCTGCGAAGAATCGGGATCTTGTTCTTATCAATCGCTGCATCAAGACCGATCTCTGTGGTGAGCATCACGGAGTCAGCTGCGTCACGCGCAAAGCCGCCGGCACCGCCGGTCATAAAGCCGAACCAGTAGCGCAGCGTTTCAGGCGACACGTCGATGGCGCCCGAGTACGCCGGCGTACCGCCAGTAGCCTCGTTCATGGCTTGAGACAGCTGTTGGAACATTGTTCCGCGAGTTGCCGTCCAGAACTTCTCGCTGTCCGGCTTGTTCGGTTCGTACACCGAGTCCGGCATCAGCGGGATACCCTGCTCTGTCATGTTCGAAGCGCTGACCAAGATCGGATCGAGCAAGGTCGGTGCCGCAAACGTCGCCGGGTTCTCTAGTGAACCGAACGGCGAGAAGTGGGTGAAGAAGGAGTCGCGCATGAAAGCGCCAACCTTCGCCAACGGCACCCCACGCTGCAGGTCGCTGAGCGCGTAACCGATGTTCACGAAGAAGCCAGAGCCGTACGCCATCGGGATGGTGATGGTGTCTCCGTCCTCGGTGAAGAACAGCAGGTTCTTAATCTTTGCCTGCTTGTATAGCTTCTTGTCCCAGTAAGGCTCGTCGTCATCCCCACTGTCGGCGGCGCCGAGTTGCGCAATCGCATAGCCCAGTGCAATCAATGAACCGCCGAGCATTGCGCCAGCTTTGCCTGACTTGAAGATCAGGTTGTACGTCGCGCGGGTACCCTGAATGTTCGCGTTGGCAAACATGTAGAGCAGCCCAAGGTGTGGGGTCCACTTGCCCTTGCGATCGAAGTTCACCGTCACGTTCTTTGCGGCGTTGGTCGCGTCCTGCCGGTTTGCGCCGGCTTCGAGGCGAGCTAAGTACGTCGCGAATCGCATGGAGGTTTCGATCGAGCCAGCGGCATCGAGCATCAGGTCTTCGACCTTGTTCACCACGCCAAGCATCTGTGTGCCGTAGGTGCGCGGATCAAGTGAGCCAGACGCCTGAGCAGCACGGAAGCGCTGCTGTATGTCTTGCTGGATGTCTTCGATTTCCTTGATGTCGAGGTAGCCGACCTTGCCGCCATCAGCGCGGTACATGTCGTAGGCTTCCTTCAGCGTGACAGTGCGTGCAGGCTGACCCGGCTCACGGATAGTGATCGTGTCGTTGTTGCCCTGCCACGTACCGTCTCGCTCAGCCTTCCATGCCACGCGCGCTGCTTTGTACAGACGTGCATACGCTTTGGCTGCGGTCTTCGGACCGTACTTCACCAAGTTCCAGAAGCCGCCAGTCTCGGTGTTGCGGATAGCGTCAATAAACACGAACGCCGGCGAGAGCGTGGTACGCAGCTTCGCGAGCGTCTGCATAACGCCAGACCACACGCGGAAGTACAGCTTCGCCTGATCGCCGCTGCCGATCGCGCCTGCCATTTGCAGGTCTTCGAGCATGCCCGGGTCTTTCACGCGGATGAACACGGGCTTACCCTGCACACGCACGGCGATCGTCTCGCTCGGGTCCTCGTTGACCTCGAAGGCGACACGCACGGTTCCTTGCGCGTAGCCAAGCGGGGACATGCCGCCCTTGTAGTACGAGCGCGAGACCTTCGGTGCGTTGACCTGCCACAGCTCTTGGTCCGGGTTGTCGCGGACAAACTGTAGAAGCAGTCGGTAGACCTTGTTCTTCTCGGCAAGCACGATGGCGTCCGAGTAGTCCTTCAGGATGTTCTCAAGGATCTGACCGGCGCGGGTCTCGCGACCCTTAGCTACCTTCACGAACGGGTTGCGCGGGTCGGTGCGTCCCGGCGATCCGACGCCAAGCGACTGACCAGTTGCTTCGTCAAAGTTCTCAAAGCCACGAAGCGGAACGTAGTTCGGGTTGTCCTTCTTCCACTGCGCAATGACCGCAGGCTCAACCAGTCCTTCGCTAAGCAGGACGTTCTGCGTCATCTGCGTAATGCGCTGGAACTCCCTCGCAATCTGAGCGATCTGCGGGAAGTCACGGCGCGAACGGAAGCCGTTTACAATCTGCATTGCCTCGGCATTAGTCATACCTGAGCCGCCGTCAGTGCCGAACTGTGTCGGGTTGCGCTGCTGAATGATTGCGTTACGCTCCGGCGCGTACACGGCGTACAGATACTGAGCGACCTCGTCGAGGTTCACGCCTAGCTTCGCCGCCTTCTCAATCAGCGGGATCTCGACTTCCTTCTTGAAGCGATCGAGACGACCGCGCACTGCGCCACGCATACGCTGGCTTGCCGTAGTAACGTCTGTGTTACCAATGACATTGCCCTGCGCATCACGGATGTCGAGAGTGCCGCCCTGCTGTTCAACAGCCTGTTGCACATCTTCGACGCGCGACATGCGGTTCTCGAACAGGTTCTCGAAGTACTTCTCGCGCAGCGTGCGAGCTGGCAACGTGAAGCGCTGACCGGGGATCGGCACACGGCGAGCGAAGTTGCTGTTACGTAACGGCGTGAGCGCGCGATTCGGTACGGAGCCGGGGTTCTTCGCGGTCGTCGGGGTGACCTTGGCAAGGCTGGGTAGCCCGCCCTTGATCTTCCCTGACAATGCAACCGCCTTACCTTTGTTGAAGTACAACAGGCTGCCGCTATTCAGTTCACGGTTGATCTCGGTCAGCGAGTTCGGCTCGTTCACCGGGTACACGCTGGCGATCTCGGACGCCTTGTCGTTTCCGTAACGCACGTCAGGGTGAACGATGGCGACCACAGGGTTGCCGTCTTTCACCATGTCCAGCACGACCTTGTAGCCGTACCGGCGCGTCATAGTGCCGCCTTCGCTGCGGATCACGGCGACCGGGTCGGCAATCATCTGCGGCACGGCGCGCAGCTCGTCAACGGTTAGTGCAATACGAGGAGCAGCCGGGACAATGAGTCCAGCCGCATTACGGCGCACAGCGTCCGCGCTCGTAGACTTACCAACGAACTCTGGATTGACGACCTTGACGACCGTGCGCGGCTCGATGACGAGCAGCTGGTCGGGCGCGCCGACAGCGCGCAGTACGGAGGGGTTCTCGCTGATGCCGAAGAGTTTCGGCGCGCGAGGATCTTGGTTGGCGGCTAGCTCGACGTCTCGTCGGCTGAATTGCCCGACTGACTCGGGCTCGGCTTTCTGACTGTCTGCGTCAGATACGTTTCCTGAGACGACTTGCCCTTGGTCGCGATCGAGGCGCGCAGCTGCTCTTTCAACTGCAACACGTATGGGTTGTCCGAACCATACTGGGCTTCCAGATCTTGTATTCGTTTCGGCAGTTGCTCGATCAATGTACTCATCGTAGTTCTCCTTGCCGACGACGATCGTATCGTATTGGTAGGTCTTGGCAAATGCCACGCCGTCCATCGTCGACACTTCGGCGGCGATACTGTCTAGCTGGCGGGTCTTATCCTCCAGCACACGCTCAATGAATCCCTCTGTCAGCACGTCCTTGCGGAACTGCTCATCCCAGCGCATTGAGATCTCGGGGATGAACTGCAGGCGCACACCGATGTACTGTCCGCTCTGAGCTCGCGGATCAACAGCTAGCGTAAAGCCGTCCGCGCCCTTCGACGTGAACTGCTCCAGCACAGGCATAACAGCATCAAGCGCGCGCTGGTCTCGGAAGTAGAGCTCGACACCGGGGCGGGCGTTAGCGCTGTCTTCGTCCGGCTGCAGCACCTTGGACACGAAGATGTCGTACTGGCTGTTTTCTTTGGAGACCTGTGCGATCTCCGCGATTGCCAGCGCCGGATTGTGTACGCCTTTTTCGACCGTCCACTCGGTGTCGAACGACTGCTCAATAGTGTTGCCGTACAAGCCCTTGGTCGGCAGGACGCGCGCAGCGATAACGCTGCCATCTCGCTTGAGGGCGTACATCACCCGAGCCTGAGCAGAGCTAGCGGTGCCTTCCTCCGGAACCGTCTCGCCCTGCTGAACACTCCAGCCAGCGATGTAGCGCTCCATGGGCTGGCTTTCGATGTTCTCCTCGAAGCTTCCGCCCTCACCTTGCGCACTGGTCCAGCCGTTGCTCGCCCACAGTTCCTTCTCGACAAACCACGCAATGGCTTGCAGGTCAGGCGCAGTGACGTCGATGCCTTCGTCGCGCAGGCGCTGGGCAACCTTATCCATCACGCGCGCACCAAATCCGAACTCGCCGGTAACAGCTGTTGCCTTAGTGTTCCAGTTACCCGTTACGCCCTGCTCAGCCGGCGGCGGGATGCGGGCAAGCACGTTGTTACCCGCGGCAATGTTCGCCGCACGGCGCAGCATGCGAGCTGCCCATACGTCGATGGTTGCCATGTCGGATTGACCGATCAGGTTCAGCGCGAAGTTGCGAGCCTTCGGTGCCTGTCCCGGGTGTATCTGTCGCCACACGTTCAACAACGCCAGCATGGCGTTGCCCGAGTTCATGCCATACAGCTTGCCGCTGATCTGGCGGATCTTGTCCTCGGACGGGTAGTCGCTCACATTGCCGCCGTCAGCGATGTAATCGGCGAACTTCTTCAGCTCAGCATTGAAGTCGCCACGCACGAACCGACGCATGACGTCGATCGAGAACACCCAGTTAGTATCGACCGGTGTGTTCGGCGAGGTGGCGCCGAGCAAGTCGGCGAGTAAGTCACCCATTCCACCAAACTCTCGGCGCAGCACTTCCGTGACGTTGCGATACCAGTTCTTGTGCGACAGGATGACGTTGGCGTTCCGATCGCCAGCAACGGCGCGTCCATAGACGCCCTTCACTAGCTTGTAGAACTCGTCGCCAACCTTGTCCGCCCACGGCTCATTGAGTTTTTGCGGAGCGCGACCAACGCCATCGGGCACGTTGTACTTGTATGCAACGGGCGCCCAGTTGAGCTCTGCGTCGGCAGGGTCCTTATCTTTGGGAACCAACACGCCGCGCACGAATAGCGGAGCCCAGCCCTGCGACTCAGGGAAACGGCGCTTCGTCTCGATGGCTTGCGCGATCAGGTCATCCAGTACAGCGCGCGGGACTTTGTTCTTGATGCCATCACGCTCGATGGCTTGCTGCTCATCTGCTGAGAGATCTGCAGTCTCAGCGACAGCGCGCTCGGTGCGCTGCACCCCAAGGCGGAATCGATTCGCGGGAGTTGCTACCTGCTGTGTATTCGTAGCTGCCGGTATTGTTTCCGGCGCAACAGAAGGCGTTACCGGTTCTGCAACAGGCGCTGCAGCGGGTTGCTCGGGCTGTTCGCGAACTGCTGCCGGCGCGCCAGCAACTCCACGTCTTGACGCTGCTCGAACTGGTCGATCGTCTCGTTCTGCGGGCTGCTCTTCGACAGCTTCTCCAGAATACCGATCTGGCGCGAAGCCGATTGCGAGGTTGATTGGGTATCCATCTTCTTTGACTCTGCGGTTGAGTTCCGCATACATCTTCTCCTTCAGGTCGGCGACATTATACCGCGGTAAATCATTGATGGAGCCGTACGCCACACCATTTTTTCCGTTGTTCACGATGCGGAGAGGCACGTTGGCAAACAGCGTCAACAGCTGTCGCGCCACGTTAGATGCTCCGTCGTGAGCCTCAGCCAATACCTCGATTGGCACCGTACGACCTACGCGCTCAGCACGCTTCATGGCACGACCAAGCGAGTCCATGGCGTCCGAGTTGATGTAGTAAACCTCGGTCGGAAGTCCTGACGCGAGCGACTTGTTAATCAAAGAAGTCGCTGTATCCAGTTTGCTAAGTGTACCGTCGTACAGAATGACGTTCGGCGATCGCAGGTTGAGCTGCTTAACCGCAAATCCCTTACCTGATCCGCCGCCGCCAGCCGTGAAGCGAACGATATCGCCCTGCTCCGCGTTAGTAAGGACGTAGTCGAACACCATCTTTGACAGACGTGATGCGCCTTCGTGGACATAGGCGGCATAGACCGCAGGGTTCTCCACGTAGATCGGCGACAGCTCACGTGCGTGATCGGCATTCACCTCGCGACCAAAGCGACGCAGGTATTCATCGACCATACCCTGCGGGTCTTGATCGAGAGCCTGCTTGAATGTGTCAGACGCCAGCTTGCCGCGCTTCTGAATGTCGCGGTTGAACTGACCGCCTACGCGCTTGTAGGCGTCGGCTTCATCGGCAGGATCTGCGGCGGTCGCTGCCGGAGCATCCGTTTGCAACCGCTGTGCTGGCGCTGTTGCTGGAGCTGCGGGAGCCGCAGGAGCGTCTTGCGCAACCGGGGCAGCTGTTGGCGCAGCGGCAACAGAGGCGGTTTGCTGGGGAGCCGGGGTAGCCTCAGAGTCCTGATCTAAGAACGGGTTCCTTAGCCGCGGCTTGAGCGCATTGGCGAACGCTACTTTCTGGGCGAGCGCGGGCGGCATAGGGGCTGCCGTAGGCGCTACCTGTGCGGCAGCAGGCGCAGCGGGCTGCGCCGGGGCTGCCATGCGCTTCTGAGTCTCACGCTTCTGGTACTCAGCAAACGCAGCCGTCACCGCCTTCTGCGCTTCCACCAGCCGCGCGCGTTCTTTGATGTATTGCGGACCTTTGATGACCGCCAACATCTTCTGCAGCACGTCGGCGAGAACGTCGCGGAAAGTCTTGGCGACCTCGGGGTTCTCGAAGCTATCGAACATCTGACCAAGGGTCTGCGGATTGCGGACAAGGTCACCCACGACGTAGGCAACGAGCTCCGAGTCGAGCTCGCGCTGGGTCATGTCACGACCGACCTCGGCACGACGGCGCTGGTTCAGGTTGTCGATCAGCGTCTGGCGGATCGTGGCGTCCATGGCAGGAACCACAGTGTCCCGCAGAGTCTGGTAGACGTCGGCATGCCGGGTCTCCAGTACGTGGGTCAGTTCGTGCCATGTGGTGTCGAGCAAGTCGACGTCTTTGGCGCTAACAAGGATCGTGTCGCCAGAACGGTAACCACTGAACGCACCGAGCTGTTGACCCGAGGCGGTCGACAGCTGTTCGCCAAAGTCAACGAAGTGGACCTTCACGCCGAAGGCAGATTCGAGAGCGCCCTTGAAACGGTTCAGGCGAGTATCAGTCGTGACCAACCCAAGATTCAGGGTCTCGGTTTCGTCTAAGCCGAGATCCTGTTTCATGCTAGCCACGGCAGCTGTAAAGCTATCCTCAGGCGGCTGTTCAACAGCTGTTGCCTGAGCAGCCTGTTTGGCTTCAAGGTCGGCGACAAACTGGTCTTCAGACTGAGCCAATGCCGCGTCTACAGGATTGACTGAAGCGCTATTTTCCGGGGTATTCGGCAGGCTCAGATTTTGAGCCTGTGCCGTAGCAGGAGTCTGTTCGGGTCGATCCTGTTGAACGCCAACAGCTGTTCCCGGCGTTTGAACAGCAACGTCGCCCAACTCGCTGTCCGCAGGGCGGATATTTTCCAGCGGGTCAAGTGCAACATCGCGATTCGGGTCGAGCGCTGCCCGGACCTGTCGGTCAACGGATTCTGGATTAACCCGGGAGCCGTCGATCGCGCGCTTGAGGTAAGCGTCGAGGGCGCTTTCCGGCGTGGACTTCGCGCCACTGATAGCGCCGACCGGGGCGCCGCCCAGTGCGCCTAGCACTAAGTTGGCAGCCGAGCCTTCGCCGATTTCTTTATTCGTAATCTGCGAGCGGATGCCAACGTCAGAGGCGATACCCTCAGCGGTTTCCTGCAGACCTTCCTCGGCTGCGCCAAAGGCAGCGCCGGCGGCAGTAGCGCCAGCTCGGTTGCCACCCACGCGGCGCAGGATGTCGTCGTAGGCGCCGTTTAGCAGCTTACCGGTAACCCGGGAGCCAAGGGCTGCCACCATGCCCTGCAGTAAAGCGCCGGTCTCTGCCGCCTTGTCCGTGACGATCTGGCGGGCTTCCTCGGTGGGCACGCCGTTACGCAACAAGGTGTTGTAGTAGGGGCTGACCTCGGTGAGCTGCTCGTCGGACAGGTTGCCGACGTACTCGCGTGCCGTGCTGGCAGCCTCTCCAGCCGCCTGCGTGCCGCCAACAGCCATTGCTGCTGTTGGGCTGCGGGTAATGACAGCTGTCGCCACAGTGGGCGCGAGCGAGCCCAGTACGCCAGCTGCTTGCAACAAGTAGCCGGACACAGTCGGATCGTCGCCAAAGCTGAACTCGCCCTTGAGGATGTTGCCGCGCGGAGTCGCGCCTTCGAGGCGCTGCTTGCCAGCCTCCGAGATGCCCGACTCGATATCGCGCTGCACCCGTGAGCCGTACTCAGCAAGCCCTTCCGCCCCGGGGATCTTCACCCCAGAAACTAGGCGGTCAAATGCGACCGCTGCTTTCTCGCGGTTCTCCGCCTGCTCGGCGTACGACATGAATCCCGTGGCGTCCATGAGCCAGTCGCTTGCCTTCTGCAGCAAAGCGCCAGCAGCCACCGGCTGAGACTCGCCCGTAATGCCGCGACGGATAGCGCCCTTGATGCCAGCCTCGGCGCCAGCGGGCATGGAGAGCGTGCCGCCAACCAATGCGCCAGTCGCCTTACGACCGGCGTCCTCGGCAAACTCGCCGGCACCGTATTCCAGTCGACGCGATTCCTTGTCTGTCGGTATTGCCTGCGGACGCGCGAGTGGGTCTGGAGCGGGCAAAGATTTCGCCGGCTGCGTCAGGACGTCGTCATACGCTCCAAGCAATCCGCCACGCACAGACTTCTGTTCAATAACAGCTGCGCGCTCGCGGTTCTTCTCGGTCGCTTCTCCGGTTCCGGAATACGGATCTCCAGTGACATCTCGGTAGGCATTCAAAAGACCCATGGATTACTCCCCTTGCTGGGAACCGTTGGCACGGGAAAGTATCTGGTTAACCAGATCCTGTCTGTACTGTTGCCAGTAAGTAACCCCGTTGTCCTCCATGTCGAACACCTTCTGACTTGCCGCTCTGACCTCATCCCTGTTTGCGCCGGACGCTTTGAGCCGAGCAAGGTTGTCCTGCGCCGCCTTCAGCTCCGCATCGTAACGTGATCTGGCGCGCTGATTGAGGTTGGAAACCATCTCGCGCGCCGTGACGTGCGCCTTGCCGCCAGAGAAGTCTTCTTGTTCGATGAGGATGGCGCCGAACTGATGAACAAGCCCACTCGCGCCGTCATCTGGCACAGTCTCTGCTTTTCCGCTTGGACCTCTAATGGTGAAGCCAGTGGCGAGGTATTTGCCGGCATTCTTTGACTCAAGATCCGAAAGCGTACGATATGCGTCGCTATCCGCCATCCTCTTTGACGCTTTGCTGGAGTTCGTCTCTGCGTTCGTAAGAGCTGCGGTTCCCATGCGATCCTTGTAGGTACGATCCGCGGCGTTGTTCTTCAGGTCATCCCCCGCCTTAATCGCCTCACGGCTACCCTTGATCATCGAGTCGATCTCAGGCGAGAACGCCGCAGCAAGGTGACCAATAGGTACGCGCGTCTTCGTGCCGTCTGGCTTTGTGCTGACAGCAAAGATATTCAGGAAGCCCATCTCGTCCTGACCAGACTGAACAGACTGCAAGCCTTCAAGCTTGAACTGATCCGCAATGCGCTTAACGGCGTCCGCATCGCCACCGAAGGCGCGCTTGAAGTCGTCAGCCACGCCGTATGCCTCCACCTTGCGGCGGAAGTCGACAAGACCCTGAATCTCCTCAGGCTTGGCAAGACCGAGCTTCTGACGCAGAGCAACCGTGCGCATCTGCACACGCGAAATCGCTTCCATGCCCTGACGGCTAGACGGGTCGATCGCTTCCGTCACGAACTGCTGTGCAGGGAAGTTTCCGTCCGCATCAGGAGTCGGGATCGCACCGCTCGGCTGCGCCTGCGCCGGCTTCTTCACGAACATCTCTTCGTTGTAAATGCCCTTCACGCCGTCGAGGTATTCGCGCTCACGCCCGCGCTGCTCTTCTTGGTAACGCTGATCGGCAACCTGCCCCTTGAGCTGAATACTGGTCAGCGCAGAGCGACGATTGTTCTCCATGTCGCGCATGTTCGCGTCCGCCGCTTCGTTCAGGACGGCGCCGATCGTCTTCATAGCCTGTGCCATTAGGATCTCCGAATCGCTGAGTTGCGGACGGGCTTGTGCGTTTTCTCGACGAGGTCATCGAGCGCTTCTTTGCCCACCTTACGAACCGTGTCAGCCGGCAGGATGTACTCTCCATTCGAGAGTAGGATCGGCTGACCGGTGTCGCGGTTCATTGCCTGAACGCTGTCCGAGGTGCCCGTGCCGGGACCCGTAATCTTCCCGCCCTTCTTGCTGTGGTTCTTCCCACCACGCACAGAGCCGCCGTCAGCCATCTTCTTGCCACCCATGCGCTCAACCTTCGCATCGAGGTCCTTAATGGCTGCCATGGTGACGCCGAGGGCGTCCTGCACGGAGATAGTGCGACCGTCGCCCATTCCGGTTTCACGCTTGAAATCTTCTGCGTAGGTGCCCACATGTTCGCGGTTGTCGCCCTTGTACTTCCAAGTCTCAACGGGCATGTCGCGCACCGCATCGAGCGCAGAGCCGCTCTTCACCGGAGCCTTGCCTTCCTTCATGTCACGCGAGGACATGAACGAGAGACCCGCGCCAACGAGTGAGCCAAGACCCTGCATTGCGGCGCCGCCAGCCTGTGATGCTGCGAGCTCGTTCTGGTAGCCCATGTTCATCACATTGGCGATACCCGACTGCGCACCGAGCGCACCCTGTAGACCGCCCATGGCGCCCTGATAACCAGCGAACATCGGCGCGTTCTGCGCGTTGAACAGACCTGCGTTGCTGTTACCAACAGAAGAGCCCGTTCCAATCGCGCTGAGCTGCGTAGCAGGCAAGTTACGACCGAGGCTGATCGCGTTCATGCGCTTCGCATCGACCACCTGATCGGCAGCCATGCGGGCATTGTTCATCGCGCCTGCGCGAGTCGCCGCCGTGCCCAATGTAATCTGGTTGTTCAGGTCTGCGAACCGCGCGGCGTTCGGGTTGATGCCCATGCGAGACAAATTGCGCGCAGCGACTGAGCGCGCAGCTGCGGTAGCCTGCTCAACGTCAGAGGCGGCGCGACCGGCGTACTGATTGCGAACAGCTGTTCTGTCTTGATTCATCGCCTCCGAGACCATCTGGTCTTCGAGGGCGCGGAACTTCTGACGATCCATCTCGGCGTCGCGAGCAAGACGCATGGACATCCGCTGCCCTTCGAGATTTGCCTGCACCATCTGCTGGTAGAAAGGCATCGTCTCTTCGTAGCGGCGCTGTCCGAAACGTAACTGGTCGCGCCCAAGGGCTTCCATCTGTGAGCCGATCTGACGCATGGCGTCAGCTATCGGGCGCATATCAGGCGGCTTCGGTGCGTCACTGCACATGGGCTTCTCCTACAAGAACCTTCGTAAGTTGATTGGCTGTGTGTTGGTACCCGAGCGCCTGCAATAGTTCACCGGCGCGATTCACCGTCTTAACGGTCACGCGGATCTCGGTGATACCGAGCGCGTTCAGGACCGTCTCGACATAGCGAATGAGCTTGATGCCAAGGCGCCCCTTGCGGTGGTCCCTGCGAATGAAGATCGTGTCTTCCTCCGCGATCCACTGCCGGGTGTGCGTTGAGCGAGTCAGGTACATCATGCAGTTGCCGACCAGTTCGTGGTCGGGTCCGCGAAGTGTGAAGAGCACGAACCGCCCTGCACGCTCCGCGTTGATCATGTATTCGTAATCGACGTTCAGCGGCAAGCTGTGTCGATAGGATTCAGTCTCTTCCCAGTGTGCGGCATGCAGCGGCTTAATCTCGTCGACGCAATCTTCTATGCGCTCAACGGCGAGCGAGTAACCCCAGTGTGTATCCTTTGGGATACTGTGGAGGTCGATCGGCGTAGGCTGCTCTTGCGCCGCCATGCAGAGCCCAGAGGCAAGCTCGGGCGTCAAGACGTTGCCCAAATTTCGCTGCAACGCTGCCATCAGATCATTCACTGGGAACCTCCTTCGGCTTTTTGTATTTCTCCTTCACCGCCACAATCTGCTGGCGCATGGCTTCGAGCGCCTCTCCGCCCTTCCACAGAGCGTCGAGCTGATCTCCTATTGCCGGGTACTCCTTGCGGCGAAGCTCTGCGTAATTCTGCTTAACCTTCAGCTTCACACTGAACCTCCACGACTGTGTCTAGGTGGCGCACATGCAACAGCGTCACGACCACCTTCTGCGGGTAGTCAACTTCAAACTCAATCGAGCCTTCGCTCACCACAAATGAATCAGAGCCAACGTGCGCAACGGTGTCGACAGGTATCCGTTCAATTTTGTTCTGCGAAACGGAGATCCTGAACGGGGTGCGCGGCACCATCTTGCTTGATGCGTGGTCGTACCAAACCGCGTTCGGATCTGCCTTCTCGTCCATGTACACGACCGCCGCCTCGCCGCTGACGTCGACAGCGTCTGTGCTTCCATCGAGTACGTACTTGCATCTACCGCTTGCATCGAACACAGCCATGAAGCTCATCGCTTGGCTCCTAGCAGCGAAATGGTGCTATTTCTCAACCAACACGGGTTGCTGCCATTGCCCATTGCTAGGTCCACCCGGCGACTGCCGGTCAAGATCTTTACTCGCGCGGTCGTGATGTTCCTCGCCGTAAACGTCATGGCGATCGGCAGCGATGCCATAGTGTCTGCGCTACTGTCTGTCCGCAGACCGACCTGCTGCTGCGCAACGAGGCGGTACCCGGCTCCAGTGTCGAGCAACATGAAGAGATGCTGCCCGGAGTCGTTGTAGGTGTAGATCGATCCGTCGTGGGTTGCGTAGTACACAATCTGCACAGCAGCGGTAGCGTCAACCCCAACGGTTACCGTTGGCGTTTCTATGACGGTAATTGCGTTTGTAAATGTAGGCGCGCTGTACGTCACCACTCGAACGTGATCGCCATTACCGGGACCAACATACTGAATGACATAGTCAGGCTCACCCGGGTTGTAATAGATCAGCACGTAGGCGTAGTCGCCATTACCTTCACCGACGTAGTTGTAGCTTTCATTGACTCCGCTATTCGTCATTACGATCGCCGAAGAAGTCGGCACGTATACGTCTGCCGCCGTGTACACCTCAGGCTGCGTGATGGCGTTACCAGCGATCTTCAGCGTACCGACCGCCAAGTTGGCTATCTTTCCCGTGGTCACCGCCAAGTCGTCGATCTTTGCCGTCGTGACGCCAAGGTCTTTGATGCGAAGACGGCTGCGCCCGATGGAGCTGTCGTAATACGTGTCAAGCGTGACGTTGCCATCAAGCGTTATCAGATTGGCGTCGATCGTGAGCCCGTTCGGGCTCGGCACAATTTTCTCGGCTGTCAGGCTAGTGATCTGCGCGCTTGTGATGGTCGCGTTCTGGATCATCGCCGTGGTGATATCACCCGCCTTGATGACCGCTAGCGTGTCGATGTAAACGACGCCGTTCTCCACCTTAAATGGCGTGATGTACGAGGTAGACGTCGACAGAGACTTGATGCGAAAGTTTGTCGAGACAATCTCGACGTTTCCGCCCTCGACCTTGAAGGTCGGGTTGTTCGCAGTAAAACCAGTGACGTTGCCCTGAGCGTCGTAACTCGTCGACGTTGTGCCGCCGGAGTACAGGCTCGCGCCGTACACCTGAGAGCCGTTGAAGGCAATCGAGGCGGTGACGTAGCCAGCAGTGATCTTCTTGGCAGCAACCGAGCCGATCTTGGCGTCCGTGATGCTGGCGTTCTGAATGAATGCGTCTTTGATGTAAACGCCATTCGGAACGCCGGCTATGCCGCTGACGTACGCAAACGGTACCGTGTCTGATGACGGGTTGAGCGTCAGGTTATTCGCTGTAGACGCAGGGTCAACAATCGCGAAGCGGTCTGCACGAATAATGAACGCGGAGGTAGGTGTTCCGTTTACCACCGTCGATGCCAGACCGAATCCAGACACATGCCCGTTCAGGTCAATCTTGACCGTGTACTGCCCTTGCAGTGACTGACCATCCGCCTTGGTGAAGTAGTTCTGTTGAACAGCGGCAGTCGTCGCGTAACCCGTCAACGTATTGTTGAAAGTTGACGTGAGCGTCGTGGTTGCAGAGCTGATCGCCGAGTCGGTCGCCGTCTTCGTGTAGTAGTCCGCAGTAAGTGTCGCGGTCGTAACATAGGAACCAAGCGCATTGTTCAGCGCAGTCGTTGAGACAAGACCGGTGGTCGCTGCCGATATCGCGCTGTTCGTCTGCGTGGACGTCAGGTAGTTATTCGTGAGCGTCGCGTTAGTGACGTAGCTGCTCAGCGTGCTATTAAGCGTCGTCGTCGATACGAGACTTTGCGTAGCGGCGCTGATGGCGCTATCAGTGGCGGACTTTGTGTAGTAGTTCGTCGTCAGGTTTGCGTTGGTGGCATACCCGGTCAACGTGTTATTGAAGCTTGTCGTTAGATTGGACGACGAAGTTGCAATCGCAGAGTCTGTAGCTGACTTCGTGTAGTAGTCATTGATTAGAGTCGACCGCGTTGCCGGCAGACCCGTGGTCGGGTGATTGACCTGAGTGCTAAGGACGGTGACGCTGCTGGAGATAGCGCTGTCGGCAGTAACGCGCGCCTGACGCTCGCTGTAAACGAGACCGGTTGTCAGCGCGTCTATGTCATTTCCGGTGTAACTGCCGCGCAGCTGCGCAGCGAGCGTCTCACGTGCGGTTGCCTGAGCGCTGTCACCGTCTGCGCGGGCGGTCTGCTCAGCTTGGAGCGCCGCAATCGTGGCGTATGTGCCAGCCGCTGTTGCCGTTAGAGTTGTGATCTGCTGAGCCAGTGCGCTGTCCGCGTTAGCCCGAGTCGTCGCTTCGTTCGTGATGGCAGTGCCACGGGCAGCCGCTTCGTCTAGCAAAGCTTGAGCGCGAGTTGCCGCCTCGGCAGCAACAGCGTTAATGCGATCCTGAATTTCTTTATTGACCTTTCGCGACGTAACGCGCGTCGAGTCGACGGCATCGCCGATCCGCGTAGCCAAGTCCTTGGACAGACTGCTTTCGAGGATCTTCCCCTCGACTGCGGCAATGAGGATTGCCGGGTCGACACCAGTCTTAACTTCGGTGCCGAACGAGCTGTTCCACGCCGACTTGATGCCGGCAGCAGAGACCGTGCGCACCCAGTAGTAGACCGTGCGGTTCTCGCCCGCCACGTCCGTGAAGAACTGGCTGGTCGAGGTGCCAACCATGGCGGCAGCCGATAGGTCGTTTGAGAAAGATCTATGGATCTCCCAGTACGACTGGTTCGGGAAGCCGGACATGTTCCACGACAGGAAAACAGTGTCGAAAACAGCTGTTGCCCGAAGCTCCGATGGCGCGGGCGGCGTCGTGAGATCCTTCGTCGGGTCGTACAGCTCAGGGATCACCCCGTCGAGCAGCGTCGATCGCACGCGCACCGGCGTGCTGAGCAGGCTCGATGCGCTGCCGGTTGAGTCCGACTGAACCACGCCCAGTGCTTCGAGGTCACGGAAGGTGACCCCGGCATCGAGCGCGTCGCCACGGCGACCGACGCGAACCTCTAGTGCTTCCTTGAGTGCGCCGACAACCTCTGCTGCGTTGGTCCCATCGAACTCAGGGATGTTCGGCAGCCTTGTCGTCATAGGTTCTTCAGCTCCCATGCGGACTGCGCCAGAGCAACACCCGTCACGTCACTGGTCCCCGTGACCTCGATGTACCACTCGCGGGCGAGGAAGCCTGAGTGCAAGCGGAACGGGTTCGAGCTGGTCACGGTGTACGTGCGCTCAGTGCCATCCGCCGTGACCTTCAGCGTCACCGGGTACGCATTGGCAATCACCTGACCGAACGACATGTTGATCGGTGATGGCAGTGCCGCGATCTTTGAGACCCAGCGGTACGTGCGATTGGAGTTGCCGGCGAACAGAGATTCAATACCGGCGGTCGACATTAGGTACAAGTTGTCGTCTTGTACGACGCGGTGACCAGCGTAGGCGACCACGTCGGTTTCGCACCACGTAGCCGTCTGCCCAGTCGGGTCGAAGATGAACATCTTCACGGCGTTGTTTACCGTGCAGAAGCCGTGGTACCGGTTTTCGTGCCAGTAGCCATGGATGCTCGACGGGTTGTACGCCTGCCACTGCGCTTGGCTCAGAACACCCTGCGTGAGTACGCGAGCGCCGCCAGCGCCAATCATTACCAGACCGTCCGGCGAGGCGTAGATGATCCCGCTCTCGGTCTCAACGATCGAGCGCTTGGACACGCATGCCTGTTCGAGAGGCAGCTTCTGCACGGTCATGGACTTCGGGTCCACGCCGGTCACGATGTACGGATGCGCCTTGGTGAGGATCGCAGCCGACTGACCAAACACGCCGATGCCGACAACCGGGAACTCCACGGTCAAGCGAGCGCCGGCGGGCCACGCGCTGGGCAAGTAAGGCTCTGAGAAGCAGATGGTCTTTTCCTGAGACCACCCGATGGCGATTCCGTTCGCCATTAACCGCAATCCCTGCAGATCGGATGGCGGCTGTAGCCAGTCCGTGGAAGGCAGTACCTCGCCGAGGGATGCCTGCGGGACGTTGTCCTGCGTCGAACTCACGCCGATCAGGATTTCCTTGACGAACTGATAGTTCGTAGCGGCTGTGCCTGTAGCGCTGCGGTAGATGTACACCTTGGCGACGTTGTAGTTGCCAGTGGGTGCGCCGGAAATTCCGGAAATGGTGACCGGGGATTCTGGATCAACATCGACCGATTCGGAGGGCTCACTCGGGGGACCTTCCTCGCCGTACTCGGAGACATAGGTGTACACGTACACACGGGTCTCAGCGGAACGGGTGGGCTGCAGGTTGCCAGAGGCGGCGTAGGCTTGATCAGGAGGGAGAAGTGCGTCCGGGTTGGTGGGCGCAGCGCGCGAGGCAATGCTCGCGGCGGACAGGGTGTCCGTGTAGGTGGTCTGGCTGGCGGGCAGCTCGATGACCAGCTTGTAGCTGGACTCAGTGACCGTGAAGGTGCCCTCGCTGCTGACCGTGACGTTCTGGCGGTACAGGCGCTTCTTCTCGGCGCCCTCGGGGATCTCCCCGCCGTGGACAATCTTCACCCGGGAGGTGCCGTCCACCACGCCAATGAAGCCGCTGCTGTCTGACAGTGGGCTCTCATAGCCCGTCTCGTCGACCCAGCTGACGGCGTATACGCGCTTCTGTAGGGACGCATCGCTGACCCCTGTGGTCGACTCATCGTCGATCTCCAGTGTCGCCGTAGGGGCGAATACGGGCTTCGGCGGGACGTCTGCGGCGCCGGTGGGTATGGTGGGTGCGCTGGTCAGCTCGGCGTCTAGGGCGTCGTCCTCGTACTTCGTCTGCGTCAGCGGGATAGTCGCCACCCGGCGGTAGACGTCATTCACCTTGCGGTAGATGCGCTTCTGGGTAACCGCCGACTGTCCGTTGTCGTCAATGGGCAGGCTGGTCAGGGTGACGCGGGCGAGGATGCGCTTCGAGATATTGAACGACCCGGCGGTAACAGCTGTTGCCCCCCTTTCGAAGGTGAGCGTCTTGCCGTCCGGGGTGGTCAGGACCTTAAAGGCACCCGACACGCCAGACAGGATCACGTAGTCGTCCTTCTCGAATTCGTGGGTGTTCGTGAACGTCAGGGTGACGGTCGTACCGCTGACCGCGGCGGTCGCCGGGTACAAGCCGAAGTCGTAGTGGCTCGTGAGGACCGTGGTCTTTGCCGTGACACCAAGTGCCGACTCTTTGCTGCCATCAGCGTTCAAGTAAGTGACGGCGTATTCGCGAGTCTGGGTGGCAGCCTCGGACACGACAGCGCCCGTAACGACCGGAGTGTTCGCCGGCTTCGGCAGCCCGAGGCGGTAGTACTGCGACGGGTACGGCGCGCTGCCGGCAGTAACGAAAGTCTTCGGTCCGTACTTCGGGAAGCTGTCGCCCGTCCAGTAAATGCGGTCGTACTGGTCTTCCAGAATGGGAGACTCGATCACATCGACTTCGCTGGTCCACGACATCCACTTGGTGTTGTTCAGGACCGGGTACAGCTTGCGGACGTTGGCTGCAACCGCCTGTCCGACAGTTACAGCCGTGCTGCCGTTGGTCTTGTACGGCACAAGGGCGCCAGACTGCAGGCGCGCATTGAGGGCGTACTGCGCCTCAGCGTCGTTCAGTAGGCGCGGGTCGACCAGCGGTCGCATCCCGGCAAAGCCTTTGAGGACGAGAGCCGCCATTACCAGAGGTCCTTGCGCGCCCAGTGGTTCGCGCTGAACTTGTCGTCCTTGGTGAGCTTGCCCGACTTGTCACGGATACCGCCCGAGCGCTTGAGGTAGTTCTCGCGGCGCTTCTCGCTGCCGTGCTGGGTGTAGTCTTCGTAGCCACGGAGACCGTACTTCACCAGCTTTACGTCGTCGCCCTTCTTGGCGAGGACCATCTTTTTCGCGCTGTCACCGGCAGGGGCTTTCTTGGGCTTATTGAAGCCATCGAAGGTGTGCCCGCGGTAGACCAGCTTTCCGCCTTCGCGCTTGACGTCTTTCGCTTTCATTTACGGACCCCAGATAGAGAAAGCCCCGCGCAGGGCGGGGCTCAGGTTTAGTCGGCTTTCGGCGCCTCAGGTGGCGGCTGAAGCTGCTGGGCAGCTTGCTGCTGCAACTTCTGAATCAACCCAGCGACAGCCTCAAAGGGCTGCTTGGCAAGGGCGGCGACCAGAAGGTTGCCCTCCTCCACCGACACCTCGAATTTCAGAGTACTCACGTATACCTCCTAGGATTACCCAGTACCGTCCGGTATTGTCTAGTTTACCGGATGATTCGGAAAAATCCCGCGTTTTAAGGCGATTATTAGTAGACGAGAACGTGGTTTGCGTAGAACCGGGTGTTGCCGAACGTATACACGGCGCCCGGGTACACGATACGCTCGATCTTCACGATCTTCTTCGGGCTGCCGAGCTCGTTCACGACGCTGTCCCCAAGCTCGACGACCTTCGCGAGACCCATGTCCTTGTACTCAGGCACAGGGACGAGGGACGCATATCCCTTGCCGAGGATGTACAGCGGATGCTCTTCGGACGCTCGAAGCGTAGAGCCGTCCTCGAAGGTGTACTGGTACATCGGGCGATCTGTGCGGACGATGACCTCGGTCACCGGCACGGCGACGTTGGTCTTTAGTTCCTCGCTGTACGTGAGGATGAAGTCGCCGACCTGTACCTCTCCGATCGCCCTGAGCGAGCCGTCGCCCATAAGGATCAGGGTGTCGGGCGTGAAGCAACAGAACGGGCATCCCGTGTACTCGGTCTCAAGGTAAACGCGCCAATACCTGGTGTTACTACCCGACGTCGCGTTGACCTCGAACTCAGCTATTCGATATGCATTAAACCCAGTGCCTAGGACGAAGTTCGCTGTATTGCCCGTCCCGCTGCCGGATGCAACTAGAGTGCTTCCGTCAACCTGACCGGCGCCAAATGAGCCAGCGACTCTGGTCCATGTCCATGAAGCGGACTGGGTACATGAAATGGAGACTTGCGCTGTGCCGCCAGCTTCACCAATGAAATAATCCTGAACCAAAACGCGGCTGCTGGATGACGTGCTGCCGTCAGGGCTAAACGTACCGCCTGAAGGCGGGACGCTTTTGCCATAGAAATCACTAAACCCAATCGTTCCGCTTGGGAATGTGCCGCTGGAGTGTGATGTCCCGCGATACGAGTTCAGGTCATTACCGCGACCAAACTCCGCGTTGATCTGCGACATGCTGATCTCGCCTGACGACTGAAGCGGCATGTCTTACTGCGCCCACGGAAGCGGCTTGGTCTGCATTGCGGCTTCCTCGATCACGCGGGCAATCACGTTGGCGATGTGTTCCTTTGCATGAATCGCTGACCGGCTTGCGTCAATCCACGCGACAGCCTGCTCGCGCGACAGTGACTCGAACGGCGTGAATGTCGCGGGGGTCGCATCGGGCAGCCGGACCACTACAGGCAGGTGGAACTCCACGCCACCATCCGCGCCCCACACGTTCACATCGATCTCGCGTACCACATCAGACAGAGCGCCCTGAGTAGCGACGCGCAGCCCGTTGATGGCGTACGTGTATGTGACAGCCATGCGCGGCTCCGATTAAGCGGCAGGCGGCGTGGCAGGCTCAGTCGGCGCAGGAGCCCACGGCATCGTCGCCTCGGTAACCGACTTGATGCGAATGCTCTCCGCAATAGCCTCGTTCACATGCTGTTCGTAATGACCGACGACCACAGCCTTGATCCAGTTCAGCACAGCCTCTTCGGTCAGCTGATCGAAAGGAACGAACTGGTCAGCCGGCACGGTCTGCGCGGTGAACGGCGTCGCTCCCGCGAAGGAGCCTTCATTGCCGTTCGCATCCACACCAGTCTTCACCCAGTACGTCTGGCATACAGCCTGCGGCAAGGTCACGCCCTGCGCGTTCATTTCGTCTCGCACCTTGATGCCGGTCACTTTCCACGTGTAGGTCATGCTCACTGTATTTCCTCCATCTGCGCTATGCGCTCGGATATGTGTTTCTGAAAAAGCTGAATCGTGGCAGCCGGGACTCGCTCTTCGAGCCACGACAGCAGCACCGACTCGGTCACCTCTGGTGCAGGTATAAAGCTATTCGGGTCGAGGTTGCCTTTAATGACCTTCTCTCCCTCCGCCGTGTCGATCGTCCTGTCGGAGACTGTGAACGGCACAACGCCCTGACAGATCACCACGCGCCCGCTTTGGCTTGTGCCGATGTAGTCGAAGTGGATGTGCGTCACTACGCCTGACAGTGACCCGACATTCGTCTGGTTCGTCTGTCGGATAGCAAAGTGGTAAGCGATGCTCACTGCAAAGACCTCCCGCGAAGCTCGGCGACTTCCGCATTCAGCGCAGCCACCTGTGACTTCAGCTCTTTGATTGCCTCGATGAACAGACCAGCGAAGTTGCCGTACTGCACACCGTACTCATCGATGTCCGCCGCGTAGGTGACAACTTCAGGCAGTATCTCATTGACCTCCTGAGCGATCACGCCGATCTCGCGGCGATTCGGGTCGGTCTTTTCGTCATCTTCACCGGGGATGCGGGTGTAGTACACGCCGCGCAGTTGCGCCACCTTATCGAGTGCGCCACCAACGGTGACAACATTCGTCTTGCGGCGAGCGTCGGAGTAAGCGACCACGTTGCCCGTCGAGTAGACACCGCCAGAAACGTACAGCCCATACGAGGACGACGTAGTCGAAGTGTTGATACCTAAGCAAGTATTGCCGACGAGGTAATAGAAGTACCAACGACCATTCGCTTCGCGGTACACGCCTCCGTTACCGCCGGAGTCGTACATGATTCCATTGACGCTGCTATACAAATCCAATATGCCGCCGTACGAGTTCTTACTGCCCTGAATGCATAGTTGCGTGTACGTGGACTGGTCGTTTGCGCGTACATGCAGCCCGTAGTTGTTCGGCCAGTACAAGCCATAGACACTGTCGAGCTGAATCCAGCTACTTGGACGGAAGTAGGAGGCTCCAGAAAGCTGCAAGTGGTAGAGATAACTGGTGCTTGCCGCGTTGACGTAATACCCCGTGTTATCAATGTCGTAGTAAATCGGCGAACGCATGTCGCTCACGGCTCGCATACTCGCGTCGAGCGAGGCTTGGAAGCTGCCGTTGACGATGTTCATCAAGCCGTGCGACGAAAGGTTTGACGCTACGCCACCGGCGTTCGGGTGCGAGTACCAGAGTCCGTATCCGCCAGACACGCTTGTGCCATCGATTGCGCCGGTATATGCGGCCCCCATCGAGAAGACAAGCTGGTATCGGTATGAAGAGTAGCTTCCAACGATACCCGCGCCGTAGTCGCCAAATGTTAATCTTCCGCGCAAGTAGCCCGTGTCCGAGCTTGCCGGGCGGAAGTAGTAGGAAGTGTTGGTACTGTCGTAGTACAGCGGCGCACGAATAGACGAGCCGTCAATCAGGAAATAGTCATTCCCGACAACTCTCGCACGCCAACCACCTCCTGACCCTAGGAAGCCGATGTCGTTACTGTTGTTGACGTAAACGTATCCGCGAATCGTTCCGTCGTGCTGGTCGCGGAAGCGAATTCCTCCGGCAGTAGCTCCCCCGTTACTCACGTTCCAGTAGTTTTGCGCGTCAGAGTAGAAGTGGTTGCCGTACGACTGGTTGTAGATGCCTGTCGCGCCGTAGTTGCGGAACCAGCCGCCGTCCACGTTGTAGACGTTACCGCATTCAATGGTGCTAAGGCGCGATGTAGATGTTGGGTCTACGTAATACCCGGTGTTGTTGCTGTCGTAAAAGATCGGCGAACGCATTGAGCCGTACGCCTCTGTGCCAGCGTTGGCGCCACGTATAACAAGATTTCGCGTTCCAGATAGTCCGCCGTCCCTGAATACGATGTCCTCACCGCCGGAGGTCGCAAACTGAAAATGGTTGTCGTCTGTGTCAGTCGCGTTTATGTATCCACGGAGGCTTCCGGCGGAAGTATAAAATTCAGCCACCCCACCAGCAAAGGTTTGCGTGTTGAAGAGGCGAGACGTGCCAGCCGGATTTAAGTAGTACCCAGTGTTATCGCTGTCATAGAAAATTGGCGCACGAAGATCGACAGGCGCGGTAACTACGCCGCTCGCCTCGATAGTCAGCGCGCGGGTGGAGCCGCCAGAGCCGACGTCAATCAGCAGTCCCGCATCCGTCGACTTGATGTACGAGTAGTTGAAGTTGGTGCCGTCTGGTGGCGCGAGGAACAGCATGCGCGTTGCCGCGTTGTCCCAGATCTCGATGGTAGACCGCCACGAACCTGAGTAGCTGCCGAATGAGCCCGGGCTGCCCCCGGATGGTCCCACACGAAGCGCACGACTTCCGGAGCCGGTCCCTGACGTTCCGACATAGATGGTGCCGGTTAAAGTGCCGCCGCTTAACGGGAGCGCGTAGCTGCCGTAGTTCCCCGAGTGAATGTACAAGTCGCCCGACGCGCCACCTTTGCGCAGCTCGCCATTCGTCAGCAGCGTCATTCGCTGCGTCCAGTTGTTTGATAAAGCCCCGGCGATGCTGTAGTACGTCAGACCGCCGCCAGACTCGGTGTGGACAAGCCAACCTGTATCACTGGTCGTGCTGCGGAACGTCATCGACGGGTACGCGCCGTAGATGATGAGCTGCTCGTTAAACGTGCCCGCACCCCAATCGGAATTGATGCGGAGGTCGCCGGTCAGCGCCCCTCCGGTCAACGGCAGCGCGTAGCTGCTGTAGTTGCCGCTGTGTAATACGGTTCTCCACGTGGAATACCCAAGATTGTTCTTAGTGCGAATCCACAGGTTTCCGTAGTCCGAGTTGTTGTGCCTAATATCAAACCCAAGTTGGGCGCGAATCCCGCTGCCGAACGCCAGCCCTATCACGCCGCCGTATGAAAATGGCGCGTCCCAGCTTGTGTTGGCAGAGCCGTAGCTGCTGTACGCGCCACCAGCCTCAAGGTCTGTGCTTAGATTGGTTGATGCCCCGATGTTGCGTGGCATATCCATCGCAACAGCGGACATGGCGCGATAGTTGTTGTCGTACAGGACATTGCCGTACAGCGCGCCAGTCAGAGTTCCGCCGCTTAACGGGAGTGCGTAACTGCTGTAGTTGCCAGCGTGGAGGATCACGTTGCCGCTCGGACCGGTCAGCGTACCTCCCTGTGGGACGAGCTGGATGTTTGCGCCATTAAGGATCAGTGTCCCGTAGGCGCTTGTCCCACGGTTGTAAGAGATGATGTAGCTAGAACCGCCTGATACTCCGACTTCAGTTGCTAGCGCGTTATTTCCGGAACCGCCGTCATACCAGCCGGTGAATCGACCCTGACCGGTAGTCGCAATATCGCTGCCAAAATTTCTCTGAGACGTTGTCGCAGAGTTGCCAGAAATGCTTATACCCCACGTACCACTCGCGCCGCTGCCGGTAAGAGAAGGACTGTAGGAGATGTAGTTCCCGGCGTGGAGGACTACGTTGCCTTTGTACTGGAGATTCGCCTGTAGCACCTCAAGCAGCCGCGTCGTTCCCCGCTCAAGGATCAGCTCCCCATCTGAGGACCCGCCAGAGCTACTAAATACAAAACGATTTGGTCCGATGCCGAAATCAGCTGTTGACGGTCCGCTGTACCAACTATTCCCACCGAGCGCCTGATATAGCCACATCCAGCCGCTAGCGGACATGTTGAATGTAACTGGCGCCGCGTTAGATATTGCGTTCGTGCCGGCTGAGTACAAACCGTTTGTGACGGTTGCGGCATTACCCGTGATCGAGATGCCCCAAGTACCAGACGCCCCCGTGCCGCTCGGCTGCGGCGGCGTATAGCCCAGCGCCGACGTGACTTGCCCACTGGTGATACCCGTGAGGTAGCCGCTGTCGTTCGTGAACGAACTGACGTTCGTGGGCGCCGTGTAGCTGAATACACCCGTCGAGCTGTTGTACGACAACGAGCCTGACGCACTGACTGCCGCGCGCGCACGGGCGTTCGTGAAGTACAGGTTTGTGCCGCCTTCAGTCACCGCATCCGTACTGCCCGGGGAGGCTGAAATCTCTACGTACGCTGAGCCAGACCATCGGTAGGTCTTGTTGGTGTCGAGCGCAACGTAGATCTTTCCGGTCTCACCGGAGCCGGGGAACGCAGCAAGGTTCGCACCCTCGACCACGTCATCGACGTAGGACGGCAACTGAGCAGACGGTACTTTCCCGCTGCTATCGAGAGAAGCGTATCCGCCCGCCACGCCCTTGTTCGCAGCGACTTCTTTGAGCCCAAGCTCTGTGTTGAGCTCTGTGAAGTTGCTGTCGACTTCAGCGTTGGTTAGCGGCGATCCTTTGCCGGTACGAGTCGTAATGCTTGCCATGCTTGTTCCCTAACGGCTAGTAACGGAGTGGAAGGGCGTGGGTCTCACGCCCGCCAAATCACACTGCAGAGAGCGTGATCGTCCACGTCACCGTCAGCGCATCGTCCGCAGCCTTGTTCACCACCGGGAACACAGTGCGGCAGAGCATGTCGCCCGCAGACGAGTCATTGAAGATGCCCGCCTCGGTCACGGCACCGGTCGCATCACCGGCTTCGAACGAAGCGACGTACACCACCTTCTCGTTGTTCGTGCCGGCGATCGTCGTCGTGTCGAGCGCTTCACGCGAACCGAGCAAGCTGACGAGATCGGTCTGACCAGCAGCCGCGGCAGTCGTGCCCGAGCCGAGCGCCATGTGCGACATGACCGACTTCGAGGTGCCAACCATACGGCTGATGATGTACGCCAGACCGGCGTTGACGACGAGGTTGTCGACGTCTCGCTCGTCCTTGACGTTACCGTCCTTGTCGCGCAGAACAATGCTCAGGCGACCCTTAACCTTCAGGTTTTCAAGACTGTTCATCTAAGATCCTCACATCAAGTGAATGAACGAGAACTACCGACGTAATCCTCTGCGAAATACGAGAAGTCGCAGTACCCTTGTGAGCGCAGTGTTCCCGAACTGCCCACGCCCACAGAATCCGACTTGCCAAGATTCGGTGCTCTAAACGAAGCATCCGAAACCGTGGCAGCGTCAGACGGGATTTTTGCAAGTGCTTTGCTGATCAGTTCCGCGACCGCAGCCGTGTCCTCCGGGTAGCGGAGGTACGTGATGGTCAGCAGGATGGTGTCTGTAAGTTGCACCGCATCTGACGGTGCCTTAATGAACGACGAGTACAGCGCATCGGCGAGCTGGGCGGCGTCTGCGGCTGACTTGTCTGCCGCCACTGCCACTGCGTCTGCCAGTGCTGCAGCGTCCTCGCGGACTTTGCTGAACGCCGACTCGATGGCGTCTGCCGCCCCGGAGCCGTCCGCCAGAGACTTGCTGAAGTCGAACACGCTGTCTTCCGACAGGGCTGATTCGTCTGTCAGCGCCTTACCAAAGCTTCGGTTCTGCTCGTCAGTAATGGCAGCGAGATCCGCCGCCGATTTCTGAAGGGACTTCGCAGCCTGTTCGATGGCAAGCCCGTTGTCTGCCAAGGGCTTCTCGAACGCCGTGAACAGACTATCGAACAGCTGTGCAGTGTCTGCGAGGGTCTTCTCAACCCCCTTCGTATGGGCTTCGGAAACCCCGGCGACGTCATCGAAATACCGTACGTAGTTGACCTGCCGGTAGAAGACATCCCCTACCCCAGCGGCGTTGCTAGTCGTCTTGAAGAAGAAGACCTCTTGGTCGTCCTCGATCGTGGCTGCGCCATCGACGTCGTCCGTTACGCCTACGCCATCGAACAGCGGCTTGCTGATATCCCGGTAAGCGAAGTCCGCCGTGACCGCGATGTCCGCTACGTTCTTGGCAAACTGTACATACAAATTGTCTATCAGTTGGGCGGCATCGGCGGCTGACTTACTGAAGCTAACAGTCGCATCCTCGGCGACCGTGCCGGCGTCCGTGAACAGCTTGGCTAGACTGTTAAACAGCGCGTCAGACAGTACAGGGTCGTCCCTGAGCGCCTTAGCAAAGAAGTAGGTGCGAGTGTCCGCCAGTTCCAGCGTCTCCCCCAGAACCTTCTGCATTGCGAGGAGCTGGTCATCTGTGAGGCTAACCGGGTCAGCAGCAGTCTTGTCGAACTGCGCGACGTACCGATCGACCGCCCCAAAGGCGTCTGTGAGTTTCTTTGAGAAGTCCTGACGCAGGGCATCCGCGACCCGGGCTTCGTCGTCACGCTCGATGAGTATCAGGAAAAGCCCGATCTCATAGACGAGCTTCAAGACCGCAGCCTGAAACGAAGCGGTCAGCGCGCCTGCCGAGACAGCGGCGGTGATCGCCGGCGCGGTAATGGCGCTTTTGAGCGCCGTCCACGCAGCCGTCAGTTTCACCCGATGTCCTCACGGACGCGGAACTTGAGCAGGTCGTATACGGTCTGGCGGGCGCCCGTGGCAGCCCAGTACACCTCGACCTCGCCCTCGTAGTCGCCGGCGGCGACGTTCAGGTCGCCTGCCTGCCACGCAATGACAGCCTTGCCGAGCGTGGCTTCTTCAGGATTCACAATCCCCTGACGGGAGAACAGCGGCGCGGTGCCGCCCACCTCGCGGAAGTGAAGCGTGACCGTAGCGCCGGTGAGGTCAATGACGTCTCCGGTGTTCTCGTCGGTCAGCGTGACACGCACCTGAGGGCGGGTGTCGCCCTGAACGAGCTTAATCTTCTCTGCCATCTCAGACTCCTGTCAGGCGGACACGCAGGTCCGCGCGCGTGTGCCCACGGGAAGCGCGCTGGCGAGCGACGTTGATGCCGCTGTTAAACGCAGCAAGTGCAAGGCTAGCCGCCGGACCATTGGTCCACGGCTTACTCGCCATACTGAGTAATCGGTATTTCGCCCCATGGGCGACCGTCTCGGCGTAGTCCTCGAACAGGACGTCCTCGATGGTTTCCGCATTTCGGGTAGGTTTTAGGGCGGCGCGTATGGTAAGCCCGTTGGCAACCGTGTCCTTAGGTATCGGGTAGATCGAGAACGTCCGCTCATCCTTCTGGATGAACATGCGCGGGTCAGAGCGCTCCTTGTCGGCGCCCGTGAACAGCGTGTTGTAGACCTCGGCGTTATGGACATTGTCCGGCGCAGTCGGCGTCAGCTCGACATCTTTGTACCAAACGCGCATCAGCCTGCTGACCAGCTGACTAGCTGGCGGGTCGATGTCGTAATCGGTAATCCCCTTCACCACGGTGACCGGGTCAAGGTCGCGCTGAATGACCAGCGTCTTCTCGCAGAACTCGATAAGTGCCGCACGGATTGCTACGTCTGCGGTCACCTCTGGGCATCCCGGCACTTCGGGGATGACGTACTGATAGAAGTCGCTGAGCGTCGCCATTACGCCACCTCAAGGTTCGCGGACTTCGGCGGCGTTCCATCCATGTTTGCCACGTTCGGCGAGGTCGCGATGCGCTTGCGGTTACCGATGCCCAATGAATTGGCAAACATCTGGTAGTGCATGGCGGCGCGCTGGACGTTCCCGGCGTACTCGGCGTCTTTACTGAACGCGCGGTACAGGATGTAGTCGAGCAACACGCCCGCGTAGATATCCTCGCTCTCAAGAACAGTCGTCGAGGACAGCTGTTGGTCAGTGATGTCGACCGGCGACTTCGAGTAGACGATCTCCAGCTTGTGACCAGCAGTGGCAGGCGGATAGACGTAGAACGTCTTCGGGCTGCGCTCATCGAACATGAAGTGCTTCAAGTTCGTCGAGGCAGTCTCCGTGTGCCAATCCGGGCGCTGGGCGTCGAGGATTTCGCGCTCAACAATGCGCACGGAACGACCCACCGCATCAGCGGCGGAGATATTGCGCACGGCGTCGAGGAAGCGATTGCCATCCGAGGGGATGGTCTGCTTCGATCCTGCAACCAACGTCAACGTACTGGTCGAGGAGTAGATGTCCGGGCGATGAATCGCAAGCTCGCGCCGTCCGTCATTCAGATAACGGAGCAACTCGGCTTGCGTCCAGCGCACATTCGTCGTGTCCTGCAGAATGTCACCCGCACGGGTGAGCAACTCATTCGGTGTCTGTGCCATTAGTTTCTCCGTCAGTCTGGATCGCGACTTTCTTTCGGCGAGCCTTCTTCATCTCAGGCTGCTCAGATACAAGCACCTCGGGCTTTGGCTCTTCGTATACGTCGTACTCCCCGCTATCCATCAGGACTTTGTGGAAGACGTAGATGTCGCCGGTTTGCTTGTGTCTCAGAAGCATGTGATTCCTGTAAGCGAAAAGGACCGGGGGAGGTTGCCCTCCCCCAGCCCCGGTGTGCCTAAGAATTAGGCGTAGAAGAAGCCCTCGGCGAGAGCTTCCGGCTTCACAACCTTGTAGCCGTAGACATTCAAGCCACGGACGAGGTTGCCGAACGTCGTCTGCGAACGCAGCGACTCCACCTTGGTCACCTGAGAGGCGAACGTGATGGCGTCGTTGGTGCCCGCATAGACGTAGGTGCCCTTCACGGTGCCAGCGCCAGCGTCGCCAGCTTCGCGAGCCGCACCAGTGGCGGTCGGGAGCAGGTTGCTGACGTACAGCGTGAAGCGATCCACCATGCCGAGGCGACCGTTACGGAGCGGGGTCACCGAATCACCGGTGATCGACGCATCCTTGAGGTCCGACTGCTTGATGAGGGCAGCCATCCACGCCGGGATGACCATCCAGCGACCCATCTCGGGGACGTTCTGCTCGTCGAGGACCTGACCGAGTTCGACAATCTTGTCGACCACGTTGGTCTTCGTGAGCTTCGCGCCAGTCAAGCCGCCGGTGGCGTTGCCGTCACCGAGGTTGATGTTCGCCGAGAGGGCGCCCGCGGCAGCGCCTTGGTTGGCGGCAGCAGCGGCGTTCTTCACGCCAGCGAGCACGTCCGTGTCGATCGCGATCTTCATCTGCTGAGCGGCATCGTTCGTGAAGATGTCCATCAGCTTGAGATCGCTCTGCACGTCATCCACGTCGTCAACGACGACTTGGAAGTACTTGCCCTTGTCGATCAAGAGCTCAACCACGCCACCGGTCGGGACCTGCGAAGAGAGGCTCTGACCCTTGGTGTAGTTCGAGATGGTGATCGAGGGGATCGTGCGGATCTCGACCTTATCGCCCTGATCTTTGATCTCGCCTTCCCAGTCGTTGTTCGTGATCGACGACAGAACCGTCGACTGATAGAACTTGACCTGAAGCTTGCCAGACCAAATCTGCGGGATGAAAACGCCAGCGTAGCTGTCGCTGGTGCCGGCACCGGCACCGTAATAGTTGTTAGAGACTGCGAGAGACATAAATTACTCCTGTGAATGTTGTCTCTGCCGCACCTCTGTTTGGTTTATTTACACGCTAGACAGTATTGTCTCAGCGCAAACGACCTTCCTTCTGTGCGGCGAAAATGTCTTGCTCAATCCTCGCCGCCTCATCCTGCGTGTGAACGCCGCGTCGAAGCTCGTCATAGAAACGAGCGACATCCGCGGTGGTCCACACTTTCTTGCTCGGCGGTGGCTTGTTCGCTTTGTTAGCGGACGGAACCACCTGATCGGCAAGGCTAGGTTTTGGCGACTCGGGCTCTACACGCCGAGACTCGTTGTACGAGTTGAAGAAGTTCGCGATACGCCAAGCATCGAGCTTCTCGTAAGCATCGTCGAAGAGTTCCTGCCGGGGACGTCCCGTGTAGGGATCGAGTCCACCGAGGTATGCAAGGAATCCCTCGTCCGTGTTTAGCGCTTCCCACTGCGGAGCTTCGCGACCAAGCTGATCAAAGAACTGCTGTCGCGCTACCCGGCGCTGCGTTTCCGTGACTTCCTTCACCTGCGCTTGCAGATTCGGATCAACACCCGGTGTGGCGTTACGCGCTACACGCTGGACCATATCGATGAAGTCCTTGCCGTACTGCTCGACTTCTTCCGGCTTGACGCCGGCGTCGGCAGGCGCTGCAGGCTTGGCTTCCGCTTCGCGGAGCTTTGTCTGCAGGTCAGCAATCTGGTCCTTCATCTCGCGGATGGTCTGCGCCATGCGCGGCATCTCCTTCGTGAGACGCCCTTCAGCCACTTTCGCGCGTTGCTTCCAGTGGTTCAGGTCGCCTTCTTCTGAAGGTTCTGCGGGCTTTTCCGGTTCTGCTTTCGCGGGTTCCGCTGACGGAGCGCTATCGGCAGGTGCCGGGGGTGTGGAATCTGCAGGAGGTGCGGATGGTGTCTCGGCTGCCTTCGGAGCCTCAGGGGGTTGCTGAGGAGTTCCGTACGCCTGCTGGTAGATCTGGTCCGCAAGCTCTGCTTGCTTCTCAACTGACTTCGGTAGTCTGGGCATTATCAATCCTCTGAGCCGTGTCCTACGCGCAAGAGAGCCTCTCTGGAGTCTCTGCCTACGTGACTGGAGTCAGGGCGGGTTATGCCGGAGAACCTCCGGCGGGGTTTATCTGCCTTCGAGTGAAAGCAGCTTGATCAAGTCAGAGAGTGCTTGGCAGTAGCCTTGCAGCTTGTGAACCTGAAGAGACGCCGTAGCGTCCTCCAGCTCCGCTCGCTTTTCCTCTCTGTACTTAGTCAATAGTTCCGCGAGCCGTTGCACGTCTGAGTCCCGTCTCAGACGCTCTGCGAGATCTCGCGGGAATTGATTCATTACTTCTTGAACGAGCCGCGCTGCCAGCTCATCTTGTCGTGATGCTTCGGCATCTCGCCGACCATCCCGCCATTTGCCATCGGCATGCCGACTGGCTTCTTGCGGCGAAGACCTGTCATCTCTGCGGTCTCATCGTCCATCTCAAATCCCATCATGCCGCTATCGGCGGAATCTGAGTTACGACTCATCAGGATGTCTTTCATCATCTGACGGTCTTCGTCGCGCTCTTTCTTCGTGTCCTTGTAACGCTTGCCAGCGAGGTAGCCCTCGCCCATTCCTGTGGCGAACGATGCCCACTTGCTCATTGCATGACTCCTTGCGGTTGTGGCTGCTGCATCATGGCTTGCTCGGCGGCTGCAGCCTCCGCCTCCTGTCGCGCCTTCTCAGCAGCGAGGATCTCCTCGGGCTTCGGCACGATCTTGTCGACATCAATGTTTAGACCATTCGCCGCCTGACGCAGAAGCTCCGCGCGACCCGCTGGTCCTATGATCTGCAGGTCAAATGGATTCGCCGTCATCTGCATGAACTCATTGCGGCGAGCCATCATCGTTTCTTTGAGCAGCGTGCCGACCACGCCAGACGCCACGATTTGCATGTCACCCTTAATGGAGACATCGTCGTCGTAGATCATCAGGTGATCGTAGAGGCGAGTCAGCATTTCGCTCATAGCTTTGTCGAGCGAAAGGATCGCCTGCTTGATGCCCTTGGCGGCGTTCTCCATTAGCATCGAGAGACCGGATGCCGTGCGTCCTGCGCCCGATACCGAGGTTGAGCCGTAGACGTAATTGGGAACACCCGTCACTTCGTCCGCCACGCGCTGGAAGTACTGCATGACGTTCATCAAAGTTTCGGCGTTCATATTCGGCTGGAAGAACCGCACAGCCGGCTGACCGCCACCGGTGCGATCAGAGGTCGTCTGCCAGATCTTCCACGGATACATTTGCGTCAGGTTCTCGCCGTCCGGCAAGCGATCAATGCTCACCTCGACCTGCGGACCCGACGCGATACCCATGTTGTTCGAGAGTGCGCGCGCTGCGCCGTTGCAGATCACCTGCACGTCACGCATGACTTCCGGTAACGCCACGCCCCAGAACGCGCCCGGGATCGCTTCCCAGCTCGCCTTTGAGTACGGACGGCGACCGAGCGGGTCGGAGTTCTTGATCGCTTTGATGACGTGCGAGCCAACCTTCCAGCAGTTGACCTCGTACTCACCCTCGGGTTCGACGTCTTTCGTGAGCCCCCATTCGATCAGCATTGAGCCTGAGACAGAACCCCAGAACTCGATCGAGTCAATGATCTCCGTTCCGACGAGCGTGTGGTTGCGACCTTCGAGCAAGTTGCGCTCGCTGTCGCTCTGCTCCATGAACTGCATTCCACTGCGACCGTACTGTTCGAGCGCCGCCTTGATGGCGTCGTCGTTGTAGCCCGGTGTTCCGAGGAGTCCAGAGAGATCCGCGCGCGTCAGCTGATGGCGCTGAATGATGTATCCGTCCTGACAGTTGACCGCGTTAGGAGACGGGAAGATGTCATACGGCGACACGCGCTCAAAGGACTCTGCGATATCTTCGAAGACCTCTGGCTTGAAGTTGCGTCCCCACTTTAGGGCGCGCTTCTTCTTCACGACAGGACCCTTGAGGATCGCCGCCGGGAACGTCACGAAGTCATAGATCAGCTCAGCCTGCGTATCAGACCAGCCCGCTTCAACGAGCTTGTCCTGCATACGGCGCTCCATCTTCGACGATGCATCCTTCGCCTTGTCGTTGATGGCTTTCGTGACAGCCTCGTACAGCTCCTTCATGCGCGCATCGATGGCGCGCGGGTCGATCGCCATGCCCTGCTGTTGAACAGCATCGGCTTCCATGACCACGGTCTCGATCACGCCCTCACGCATTTCGTTGGGTAGTGAAGGCTCGACAGTGGGAGACAATGACCACGTCTGCTGCCCGGTGGACAGCATGACGTCTTTGATCCAGCTCTCAGCTGCACGGCACTTGATGTCCGTGAGCATCATGTAAATGTCCGCGCCGCCCGTCTGTCGAATCTGGGCAAGCTTGTCCGGGTCGTACTCGCCACGACGCTGGCGCTCACACTTCAGCAGGCGCTCAGTGATATCCGCCTTGGCGGATTTCGCCTCCTGATAGCACTTGTCGATGTACGCAGCCAAAGACAATACGGCAGTCTCTGGGACCTCCGTCTTGTCGATATCCCGGCGTAGTCTTTGCGATTGAAGTGCCATGTGTGCTTAGACCCAGCCTGCAGCGGCGGGCGCTTGTCTCACCGTTTTGGCTCTGACTGGATTCATCTCAGACCTCATGTGTAAGCATCCGTACTGCAATGCGTCATGGATGTGACTGAACTTGTCCTTCACCGGTCGATCTTTGAATCGCGCAGTGCCGGACACCCTTAACCGCTCGTAGCGGTATCCCCCGTTGAATCCCTTCCGCAGCATCTTGCAGCTAGGGTCGAGCAGGAATCCCGGCTCGCCACCTGACAAACGCTGAAGGAAGTACGCCACTGACTCACGGCGAGCGATGAACTCGTTCGTCGGAGCGGGCTCACACAGCAGACCTAATTCCATGAGCTCCTGCATGCAGGTCTTCTCGTCGGTCTGGCTGCGAATGTTGCCGGCAGGGTCGCCCACTGCCTCAACACGATATTTGCTGTACTCGCCGCGGATTACCGGGCGCACTACCTCGGAGTAGAACTGGCGTATGCCCATATCCTCCGAGACGAGTTCTTTGAGAATCATCAGCTGACCGCGGCTATTCATCTGCAAGAATGCGCACGCTGGCGTGAGACCGAAGTCGAACGCGAGGAGGATGGGCATTCCAGATACCGGGTTCAGCGACTTCTCGCTGAAGTGAATCTTGTCGTTGTACTCCGGGTAGACGGGCTTGCCGTCCATCGTCGTACCGTAATCGCCGAGCAGGAATACTTTGATCCAGTCGTCGGTCTTGCCGGCGAGCTGGTTCAGGTAGTACTGATAACCGAGCGAGTGGTTCGCAATGTTCTCGGCGTCTGGGTTCGGCAGGTACTGACCAAAAGTCTCAGACTTCGGATCGTTGTCCCGCATCAAGCCACCGGGCTGCTTGAAGAACTTAAAGATCTCAGGGCGATCTTCTTCGGCGAGCTTGTACCACCAGCTGTCGTCGTCCGGTGGGTTCGTGTCCATGATGACACCAGTCCAGCTCGGGCCACCGTTGCGCTTCGAAGGGAAGCGTCCGACACGCTGCGTGAGCATGTCGAGTACCGCCTTATCCATCTCAGACGCTTCGTTCATCCAGCCGCCAGTGAGTTCCAGCGACCTCAGCTTGCCGACATCTTCAGGGCGATCGAGCGCCATAAAGATTGCTTCAAGCTCAAGTCCCGTCCCGTCACCGATGTCGGCGATGTTGATATGCGACGTGATGGGCGTATCCCACTTCATCGTCGCGAGATCCTGATACCAGTCCATCCACGTCTTGATCGTGGTCGACTTCAATTCAGGATACGTGTTACGGCAGATCGCCCAGCGTGAGCGGCGAATCCCATCAGGACTCGGAGCCTGCTCTAGCGCACGTGAGAGAATCTCAAAGCAACATGCCGTCGACTTGCCGGAGCCGACAGGACCCATTAGTCCGCGAACGAACGAGCTGTCTTGATGGAATGCTTCGCTAACTGGTCCCGGCGCGACGTAGTTGATATTCATCTGTTACGACTAATCCGATCGAGCTCGCGCTCTACGCGCACTGCGGCAGCCGCTTGCAGAATCCACTCGAACGTATTCACATTCGAGTTCCAGTCAAACACCGGCATCCTCATAGGAGCTTCGCTTCGGCGGCGCGTCGGCGCACTAGACCGGGCAACACTCTGCCCCCGCCCCTCGTCCACTTCATCAGCTGCTCCTTCGCAGCCTCCCAGTCCTCCGCATTCACTTTCCTCCTCAGCGTCGAGGTCTGCAGTCTCCCGAGACCCAGATTGAAGGCAAAGTCCGTGATCGCGGCGAGGCGGGCGGGATGGGTAATGAGGATCGGACATAGTCGAAGCACCCCGGGAAAGAAGTCTCTCTCTAGTTGAAACATGAGAAGACCCGTCGCCACTTCCCGTGTGATCGGCGGATCGGTGAGTTGCACCCTACGACCGTCCAGATAGTAGGTAGCGCCGTACCCAATCGTGGGAACACCGGCGCTGCAGAGGTAAGGCTTACTGCGGAATCCCTCGAAGTGCTTGCACAGCTCCGAGGTAATCGACAAAGCGTCGCCCATTACAGCCCACGCTTCGCCAGAGTCCTGTCAAGGAACCAGTAGTTCAGGGTGCCAGCGACCAGAGCAGCGAAATCCGCGCTCATCATTGTCTTGAACACCTCATCCGGGCTCGCACCACCAGCCCAAGCGTTGTATGCGTACCAGCAATGGATGAAAGTCCACAGTGCGAGCACCCAGTACGTGACGACGGGGCGCACAGAGGCGCTCAGAGAGGCTACCCAGCCGCTTCCTGCAGCCTTAACCATCTCTGTTTGCTGCTCAATCGCCGCATTGAAAGCGGACATGGCGCTCGTATCCACCGCAAGGTCGCGCTGTGCGCCGATCTCCGCCATCTTCTGCGCGCCACGCTGCTCTTCGAGCTTGCATTGGCGGTCGAACATGGACAATTCGTGGTTACGCTCGTTCTTCCGGTCGAACGCCTTGAGGAATTCGGGTACCAAACGGAACACACCGCCCAGAACCGAGCCCAGTACACCACCGCCGAGCAGTTCAACCATGGCTTACGCCTTCTTCCGGCGCTTCACACGCTCTTTCGGGGGCTCAGGCTTCGTCTCTGGCTCTATATCCCCCCTCGCCGCCTTCACAAGGTCGACAATGTCGCGCTCCTTGTGCCGATCGAGGAAGTTCGCCACCGCCCCGAGGACGCTGTAGGCGATAAAGCCAATCACGAAACCACTTACCAGCTGCATCTCCCACCCTGTTGGCAGTCTCAGGGCGACCAATAAGGGTCCAGCGAAGATGATCGCAGCCCCCGTTGAGGTGCCACCACGCGCAAACGCCTCGCCGATGCTGTGTGGGCGGATGTAAGACATGATGCTTGCGCCGCCAACCAGCCCGCCAAGAGCTGCTGTGAGCTTGTGTGTGATGTAGGAGGTGATTTCCATCTCAGTGAACCTGTGTCGATTCATGGTGAGCCAGCTCAAATGACTGGATAAGCATTCCCGCAAGCCGTTCAAGGTCGCGGGGCCCGTTCATTTCCCGCATATCAACGTCCACTTCGTACTGGTGGACCTTGCCATGCAAGTTAATGAAGCCATGTACCAGCACCAGAAACGGTGCCAGCTGTCCCTGCATCTCGCTGCGGTACCCCACCTGCACGCTTTTCAGCGGTTCGAACTGGCGTAAGTACTTCTGTAAGGCGACATCGAACATGCAAGGCTCCAAAAAAAATTACTGTTGAGTACAACAAGCCCCAGTACCCCCGGGGTACCCGTGGTCCACAGGGGGTCGCACTAGGTGTGAGGGTGCAAAAAAGCGCGCTCACTGCGTGTGAATGGGTATATATGGGGTACCAAACGGCGCCGGGTCGCGCGCGTGCGGGTCCGCATGGGCGTGCCCGAGCGTGCGCGCGGTCGATCGCGCCTGTGCGCCGTGCGCGAACAGCTGTCCGCGTGTGCGCGCCCGGTTAGTCAGCGCGCGAACAGGTGGGCTCAACAGGGGCTAACAGGCGACCACCGGACTATTTGTCCGCGCGATCCTCTTGCACGATCAGCGAGTTACCGTCGATTGTGTGTCCCACACTGTGGGGAGCACGTGTGATCCCGATGTTGAACGTGATGCCTGAGCGCTGCTCGACAGCCTGTTGCTCGCCCCACTTCTGCGGGCGCAGCTTGGCGGCTACCCACTTGCGGGCGTCCATGCGCAACCGGGCAGCTTGTATCTGCTCAAGGGTCCCAAACTGGGACTCGTCGGCGATCTCGACAATCTCGTCGGCGAGCGAGTCGGCGCGGTCTTCGTGCGCGCGTGCGTAGCGCTGCATGAAATCTTTCTGCTCACGCAGCC